CGTTTTAATTTATTAAGATAGACTTCAATTAGTTCAAATGCTTCAAGAGGAGTAATATCTACTAATGCATTGGCATTCAAGTTTAATTGTCCTTGAATATTTACAATAATATTTTGAAAGGCAACAGGCATACGAATAGTATTTTCATTAGTATGATTAAATACATTATTTACTATCTTGTTTCTTGCTTCAAACATTTTATTAATGTATTCTTGACATTTTTCTTTAAGACTTTTCTTTTGCTTTCGGTGTCTTGTTGCAGTCCCTTTTGTAAATAGATTTGTAATTTCAGTTGTGCCCAAAATATCATAATGTAAATAAATATCTTCAGGGCTCATTTCAACCAAGGGAAGTTTTTGGTTTTCTGTTTTAGTAGAATCGAAATTATCATCACCATAATCGAATTGAATGATTTTACCCTTATGATTACGAACAGTCATATCATATTCTACTTTAATATCTTCCAAACCTTTAATTAATCTTCTTTGGATATAACCAGTTTGAGAAGTTTTAACAGCAGTATCAATAAGACCAACACGACCACCCATTGCATGAAAGAACAATTCGGGAGCAGTTAATCCAGAAATATAAGAATTTTCAACAAATCCTCTTGCAGCTGGACTATCATCAAATTTATTGAAATGAGGAAGAGTTCTATTTTCGAAGCCATATGGAACACGTTTACCGTCTATATTAGTTTGACCTACACATGAAATCATTTGTGAAATATTAATTAAAGTGCCCTTTGACCCACAATTCACAATCATTAGAAATCGATTATTTTTATTCAAAGAATTACGTCCAATTTTACCAGCTTGTTCAGTAGCTTTATTTAATACATTATTAATACTGGTTTCAAATTCAGTATTATTACTGGCAGATGTATTATTTTCAAATGTTCCCAAATGAACTTTTTCAATAACACCTTGAACTTCTTCTTTTTGTTTTAGAATAGCAAGAATAATTTTATCTTGGGTTTCTTTATTTGCAATCAAATCGCTAATACCTACACTGAATGAACTGGATTTCATATATTCTGTAATAATGTTCTGTAGGTCATCCACAAATTCAGTTGCTTGCATATTTCCAAAATCATTACAAATTCTGTGCAAAATACCCTTTGTGGTTGAACCTAATACTGATTTCTCCAAATTGCCACGAATATATTTTCCATTTCTAATTTCAAGAACATTATTTGATGTTGCATAATCTTCTTCGTCTTCATTGTAATATTTATCTATTTTGTATTTCATTGTTAATGCTGGTAATATTTGGGATAAAATTTCAAAATTTGACACTTTTCCCTTTTTTTCTTGTAAAAATTTTGGGTCTACATTTTTAAACATCATCAATAAATTCATTGCATCACGGTGCGTGAAATTTAAATCTGAACGTGTAAACCTATATGAACCCAACATTGAATCTTGGTAAATACCGATGATTGGGGAATTCCCCGCTGGACTTATCATCTGGTATGGAATTGCTGCCAAATGTTTTAGTTCTGTTTCTGCCAATATGTTTTGTGGCATATGCATATTCATTTCCATTATTTTCTTCTATGTCTCCATAGAAGCCGGACTATACCTTGTGCCTTATCTGGTTGATTAAACCTTCATTTAAGACCCGTAACCGTCTAGTCTCTGAACCTTCTCCATATCCTACCATAACGGACTTAGGAGCTTGGCTGCGGATTGTCTAATCCCAAAACTTTTTTACCATTGGGTTCGGCAATTAACCGAGTTCCCCCATTATGTTTCCATTATGGGGTGGTAGTTTTGGGCTCTAAAGAGTTCCCCGTCAGTTTGATTACGTTGCCACTCTTTCAAGTCTAATATAAATTTTTTCGCTCTTGTTTTAATTTCATCTATAGTTTCATGTTTTCCTACAAAAGTTGTGATTCGTTTTTTATTTATAACAATGCGGACATATTCAGTATTATTTGTATTATTTTTAAGAACCCGAATATAATTGTCTACATCATCATCTACAATTACTATATCTTTAAATCGGTCATATTTATTAGTCAAATGTTGTTTTTGTGTTAATTTCATCATTTTCTCACGATGTTCTTTATTATCGAGAGAAGATTTCAATCTACTGGAAATTAGTTGTTTAGTATAATCAGTTTTAGGTTGAGGTTTTGTTATTCGGGGTTCTTGGACTTCTGTTCTCCAAACAAACTCTCCTTCTACATTTGTAAAACCTTTACCTCCATCTGTTAAATTATACCCATTTGGATATTTAGAATTATATTTTGTAATGTATAATTTTTCAATATCATCTAATTCATCTACTTCACAAGTATGAATTGTATGACAAGTAAAATTATCTTTTCCATATTTTTTTAAAGCATTATTCAAACATCTACATTGATTTTGTTTATTTGAATTCGCTTCATTAATATGGTCATTAAATCGTCCTAAACTCCCAAATATTCTATATTTTCCATGATTTAATCTATGACTACGTGTTTGACCTATATATACCTTTTCATTAATAGTATTTGTAATTTTATATATTTCACCAACAACTTTGTATTTTTCATCTATATTTAATATTGCATTGTTCATATTTATTTATATAGCGAAATTATTTTATATTATTTTGAAATAATGACTAGATGATTATATTAGTTGAATGCACCTATGCGAAATGCATCTACCAGTAGATTTTACACCGTTTTCCCCAATAAGTATAATCTACAACTTATTGGGCGGTCATCTGTTTGGGACAAAATCTATCCCCATCGAAGTCAGCATTGTAAGGTTTAGTATCTCCCACATTCATGCGAAAGGTATCACCTTTTTTCATAATTTTGACTATATGACACATCATACTCATTCTATGAAGACTGGGCTGTCTATTAAATAAAACAGCATCACCGTCCATCATATGCCTGTGTACAATATCACCATCATATAGACGTATGGAATCACGATCACGATATCGTAATGTAATATTTTCACCATTTTTTCTTTCTAAAATTTTTGCACCTGGATACTTATCTGGACCATTTTGAATTAACTTTATTAAGAAATCACGATTTCGGTCATTTACAGTAATAGGCTTTGTAATATTCATAGCAATTTTCATGGGAACACCTAACTGACGAATAGATAAATTCGGATCACCAGTAATTACAGAACGAGCACTAAAATCCACACGCTTACCCATTAAATTACCACGAATTCTACCATTCTTACTATTCAATCTACTCATAATACAATTCATTGTTCTACCAGAACGTTGTGCCATTGGTTCTGCACCCTTCACTTTATTATTTACAATCATCGCTACCAAATATTGCAAAGTATCAACCAACTGTTTTATTACATTTGGCGATGCATTATTTGCTATCTTATCCGCCAAATCACTGTTATTTTTAATAATACTACTATAAATATGCGTTAAGTCATCTTCACTTCTTTGTTGTGCATCATGCTTCACCGAAGGACGAACTGCTGGTGGTGGAACAGGCAATACTTGGCATATCATCCATTCTGGACGAGACCATACTGGACTAAATCCCATAAATGATACATCTTCGTCTGATATTCTTTTAAATTGTCTTAATAATATTTCTGGTGTCAATTCAATCTCGACTCTTTCATTTTGGTCTTCATTTTGATATTCAATTGTTGCCTTAATATTTGAAAAACCTTCTAAACGAATTTTGGATGGTTGAAGACAACCACAACCATCATCTGTGCATTCTCCACACCTATTTATATTAGAACGTAAATTTGTAATATAATGCCATCTTTTATCAGCCGAATAATCTAATATATGTTTATGTTGGTTTTTATTTATAAGAAGCTTACTGCACTTATAACAAATACATTTTGTAATTTTCATAATTTCTTTTATATGTTGTATCCAAAATACTGGACGTGCCATTTCTATATGACCAAAATAACCGGGGGTATCTATGTATGTATACCCATCAGTTGGACATATGATACCCGGTTCCAATACACCCATTCGTGGATCAAATAGCCCCCCTACTACTGGTTTATTATTTATATATGTATCCCGTGAAGAAATTTCAACCACTGAATTTTTTCTAATTTCTTCTGGTGATAACATACTAAATTGGACTCCAATAATACGGGATGCCGGCATTTTATTGTTCATACTCATTTGATGCGACATGAGTAAACTATATTATACTATATTATACTATTTAAATATTTTCATTTCTTAATCAATTTTATATTTACTATATTTTTTTCATCAAATTTGCATAAAATTGATGTAAGAATTATATGATTATTTCATTCATATTATTAAATTAATTACTATAATTAATCATGGCAGGAACTAAACAAAAGGAAATTAAGAAGCAGCTTCTTAATCAAAAACTTAAGAAAAAATCTGTAGATACAGATAGTGATGATTCGGATGAGTATGAAACATTGTCTTCTTCAAGCGAAGAAGAAGATGAAGATGAAGAAAGTGATAGCACTTATAAACCACCTAAATCTAAAAAAAATAAAAAGAACTCAAAGAATATGAAAAAGGGTAAGTATGCCGATTCATCCGACAGTGATGATGAATCCGAAGATGAAGAAGTCGACAGAGCTGAACTACAAAAAATCATTTCAAAAATATTTCCATCTAAATATACATCTAAACGTGCCAAGAATACAGAAAAATCTAAAAAACGTTTAAAAGACCTTGATAATAAGAAGAAATATAACACACGTAATCATAAAAAGAAAAGAAGGTATGAAGAATCTTCGGAAGAAGATGATGATGATTATTATGAAGAGGACGATGGAGAAGATGATAGCGATGATGAAGAATATGGAGAAGATGATAGCGATGATGAAGAAGATGATGAACAAGAACAAGGAGTTTATAATATAGTTATGTTGGGCGGTGGCGAAGAAGATGACGAAGAGTATATCGAAGATAATGCCGATTGCGATAGCGATGATGAAAAAATGTTTATGAAAGAAAACTTTGAAAAAGACAGTAGTACGATTGACGGAGACGACATAAATAAAAAGCACAAGAAGAAGAACAAGAAAAAGAGCGAAGAAGAACAAGAAGAAGCGGAAACTGAATTAAATGATGTAGAACAAGAGTATATTGATTTAGTTGAAACCAGGAAAACATTGACTGCTCAATTCAAGAAGAAACCTAAAAATAAGGTGCTTAAGAGGTCAATTGACGATTGTAATAAATCTATTTTGAAACTAATTAAGAAAGCAAGAAATAAGAATGCAAAGATTTATCATAAATTAATTCATAACGATAAAAAGAAGGCAAATGAAGTTGATTTCTTTAAAAAGAAATTATCTAATAAAGAACAACTTCGAGTTATGCAAGACCTAAAAGAAATTAATAAGCATATTAATATTCAAAAACCATATCGCCTCGCTCTTTTAGATACCAATATTCCTCCCAATTTTAAAGCTGCCGCAATGCAACGACTAAACGTTCTCCGCACAATGGAACCTGGCGACCCCGAATATTATAAAATTAAGAATTGGGTCGACACATTTATGAGAATTCCATTTGGAATTTATCGTAATTTATCTGTGCACATCGATGATGGTATTGACGTTTGTAATCAGTTTATGGAAAATGCAAAAACTTCATTAGATAATTGCGTATATGGTTTGAATGATGCAAAGATTCAAATTATGCAAATGATGGGACAATGGATTTCGAATCCAGGAGCATTAGGCACTGCTATCGCAATTAAAGGACCAATGGGCACTGGCAAAACTACATTAGTCAAAGAAGGCATTAGTAAAATTCTTGGACGTGAATTTGCGTTCATTGCACTTGGTGGTAATAGTGATAGTAGTTTTTTGGAAGGGCATTCGTATACATATGAAGGTAGTTCTTGGGGCAAAATTGTTCAAATTATTATTGACAGTAAGTGCATGAACCCAGTAATATATTTTGATGAATTAGATAAGGTTAGCGATACGCCACGAGGTGAAGAAATTATTGGGATTCTAACACATCTCACAGATACTACACAAAATAGCCAATTTCACGACAAATACTTTTCCGAAGTTGAATTCGATTTAAGTAAATGTTTGTTTATTTTCAGCTATAATGACGAATCTAAAATCAACCCCATTTTAAGAGACCGTATGTATCGAATTCAAACAAAGGGATATGATACTAAAGATAAGCTCATTATCGCAAGGGACCATTTACTACCAAAGATTCGCGAACAAGTTAATTTTAAAGAAGAAGACATTATTATTCCCGACGATACCATACGTTATATTGCTTCTACTGAACATATTACAAAAAAGGAAGATGGGGTCCGTAATCTAAAACGTTGTTTGGAAATTATATATACAAAACTTAACCTATTTAGACTGGTTAAAAGTGAATCCAAAATATTTGAAAAAGATATGGAAATTGAAGTTTCATTCCCTATTACTATTACACAAAAACATGTTGATATTTTCATTAAAAATGAAGATAAGGTAAATCAAAGCATGTTAGCTATGTATATTTAAAAATAAAAATAAAATAATTGTATATATTGTATTTTTTTTGTTCGTATGTTCTTAAATTTGGATATCACCAGTGCTGGCATTTCCTCCACGTGTAGTCAATAATTTGGCTTGATTTTCATTTAAACATAAACCACCCATTGAATCAGTTAATCCATAACTTTTACCTACACATTTAGCATTACCTTTAGCAGTACCAATTTTATCTACCATATGAGGATTTTCTTTTGGTTCACAGTATAAACCATCAAATCCAAATACTTGTTTACATGCATATTCGCCGCTGGATTCAATTACTTTTTCCTTATTTAAATCCATAGAGTCATTTTGTTTATCATTACTGGCATAATCTAATTTGTTATTATTATTTTGAAACCCCTCAAATTTGGAATGTTTTTCAAAAATGCTATCGGTAGAATGAGGAATAAAGGTAGAACAAGAAAACATAGTAGCACAAGAAAGAATCAATACAAAAAGTATGATTACTAAAATATTAAAAAGATCGAACTTCATATACATTTTATTAAGATAAAATTACTGTTTTTAATTGCTAAATTATTATACTAAATGAATTAGTTAAAAATAACATAAATAATATCATATATTTTATATATATAATGGCAAACTTAAGTGATAATGAACGTTTAAATTTACAAAAAATGATAAACGAATCCGAGTGTGAAGATAATACTGAAAATATCCAAAGAGTTAAACATAGTGTTCTTCTTCGCGATAATATACGTAAATTAGATACATTTAAAAAAACGAATCGTGCATTAGAAATAAAGAATTTAGACCAATATCAAGAGCAGGCTAAAGCTACATGCCCTTTTTTATATAATAATTATACTGATATATTCAATCGTATCATTAAAGATGAATTAGATTTGGACATTATGACACAACTGTTAATGGTTTTAAAAATGATTGAAGACGGTAAAGTTGACCAACACGCTGGTTCTGTTATGGTTGGTAAAGTATTAAAAGAGTTATATATAGATAGTGCTTTAAAACGTGGAGAAAATTTGGATAAAGAATACGGCACCACTGAAGCACAAAATACTATTAGCACCAATGATAATAATGAAAGAAATATATCCTGGAAAGAATATAAGAAACTGCATCAAAATTAATTTGCAAGTATATGTAAATGGGGTCTTCACAAAGTAATTTACATCCTATGGATAAATAGGATATAAATGTTATACAATTAGATTAAATATTATTTTGAAAGAATATTAAAGATTCTTTAACTTTATTCATTATAAATAGCTATGCAAAGTGATTATAGTATATATGATAGTTTACGATACACTTCTGAAAATTCATCTAATAATTATGCTATATTAAAACTTGCTATATTAGATGAAAGCCTAATTAAATTATATAATAGTAAAATAGAAACTCATAATGAATCATTTAAAAATAACAAATATCACGATTCTGGTTTTGATTTATTTGTTCCGGAAGATGTAATTTTTGATAATGCAATAGATTCCAAATTTATTGATATGAAAATTAAAGCTGAAATGGTTTATTGTAATATGGATTCTAATAAGTTAACACCTACTGCGTTTACATTGCACCCTCGTTCCAGTATTTCAAAAACTCCATTAATGTTAGCTAATAATACTGGTATTATTGATTCTGGCTATCGTGGTAATTTGATAGGTGCGTTTCGGGCATTAAAACTAAATGATGACTCTATATATACAGTTAATAAACATACAAGACTTATTCAAATTTGTCATTCTGCATTATGCCCTCTTTATGTAGTTATTGTTAATAAAAATGAATTGAGTGATACTGCAAGAGGTAGCGGTGGTTTTGGTTCTACTGGAAAATAATTTTATAATATAGTATTATATTATAAGGTCCCGTATAATGTTAAATGAATATGAATATATAAATAAAGATAATATTGATATTTATAAAGGAAACTTTTTTAATAGCAATAAATCTAAAAATGTTAAAAAAGTTATAGTTTTTGATTTAGATGAAACTTTAGGTTCATTTGCAGAGGTAGATATACTATGGAATACTATAAAAGATATTCTTCGGGATAATAATATTATATCATTTTATCATGTATTGGAATTATTTCCAGAATTCTTAAGAAAAGGTATAAGAAAAATTTTAAATTTTGTATATAAAAAGAAAAAATCTGGTGAATGTTATAAATTATATATTTATACAAATAATCAATCACAAACTTTATTTGTTAGTAATATTATTGATTATTTCACTAAAAAAATAACTACTAACAATGACATATTATTTGACCAAATTATATACGCATTTAAAATTAATAATCAAATTATTCAAATTGGAAGAACTACTCATAAAAAAACACATAATGATTTAATTAATTGCACACTTTTACCAAAAAAAACTGCGATTTGTTTTATTGATGATTATGAATTTGATGAAATGAAAAAGGAACGCATTTATTATATACAGCCTACTGCATATCAACATGGGCTTTCTACTTATGATATATTAACTATATTATTTAAGTCTACTCTTGGTATAATATTGAATGACTATAAATCTATTATTACTGACCAATTTATTACTCGTTGTATGAAACATAATATTTTTAGACCGAATAATGAACGCACTTTTGAACTAATTGAATACCACGAAAATATTTCTAGAAAAATAATGTATCACTTAAAAGATTTTTTTATATTAACTAAAAAGAAATGTAAAACTCATAAACTTAAAAAAACAGGTAATTCATTTACTCGTAAAAATAAAATCACTTAATTTAACTTGCATATTCATACGCCATTATTATTAATTGTTCAGTTTCTGTCAATTTTTGAAATGTAATACATTCATCAAATTTATATTGCACAAAACGATTACTCGGTGATTTACATAATATATTTATTCCTGTATCTAAAAATTTTATATTTACAACTATTCCACCCGATGAGAATTTATTATCCTTTATCCATCTTACATATTTTCCTTTATGTAATTCATTTATTTCTTCTACTAATCTAAATCCTATTAATTTATCACAAATATCTCTCTTTCTTTCGATTTCTGCATCTATTGATTGAATGGTTCCAAATATTTCTTGATTTATTATACTTATTGTTTTATTTTGCAAATAATCATTGCCTTCATCTTCTATTGATTCTAATAATTTATTTGTATCAATTGTTGATAATAATGATGGGTCTTGCATTGCTGCATCAAATAACTCATTTATATTAATGTTATTGTCTGTCATTACAATAACATTCATTTTATTTTCATATTATTTATTCATATTATTTTACTCGTCGATTTGTATCTTTTATATATAGAGGATTATTATGAAACCGAATATGCTCGGTTTCTTCATTTATATTATAAATTGGTCTTCCTGAACCGTAAAATATATCAAATTGTTTCCTTCTCCATACTTCTTGTTTTTTACTTATTTCACTATAATCTAATACTAATTTTAATGTATATTTATTCATTTACTATAACATTATACTATCTTTTTAATTCTTTGTTCTACTATGTTTACTGTATCATTCATATATTCCACTATTCCCAAATTTAATAATAAAAATAACGCACTACTAAATATTATCCTTGAATCTCCTTCTTTTAATACATGTTTTCTAAATGGATGAAACTTCACTAATAGAAATAAACATACAAAATATTGTATCATTCGATTTACATTGTATACGTAGTCATTTAATATATTTATTTTGAAATACGTAAATATTATAAATACTATGTTAAATAAATGAAATAATAATATTATATTGCCATAAAATGGCGAAAATATATCTAATATCTTTTCAAAATCATTTAAAAATTTTTGCATATTAATGTATAATGATAAATTAATAATATGAATAATAATAATAATTCCATTATTAATAACAAATACTTAATACAAAATAAAATTGGTAATGGCAACTTTGGCACTGTGTTTTCTGGAATTAATATTAACTCCAATAAACCAGTTGCTATTAAAGTTGAAAATAGTAATGGGTATACTACTATTAAAAATGAAGCCACTTTACTAAGATATTTACAAGAACATAAATGCTATTTTATTCCTTTATTATTTTGGTACGGTAAACTTAATGATAATTTAATATTAGTTATACCAAAATATGATTGCTCTATTGATGAATATATTTTAAATAATGATTTATCTCTTACGTATATTGATAATATTATGTTAAAAATGATTTCTATTATTGAAACTATTCATACACTATTCATTGTTCATAGAGATATTAAACCTCATCATTTTATGATTAAAAATAATGATATTTTCCTTATTGATTTCGGACTTGCTACCTTTTATATTAATGAAAATAAAACTATTAAAAATAATACTAAAATAAATAATGCTATTATTGGTAGTCCTAATTATGTCAGTTATTTTATACATGAGGGTAATATTTATTCACGGCGCGATGATTTAATCTCTATTGGATACATTTATTATTTTATCAATACAAAAACTATTCCGTGGGATTATATTAATAATATGCATTCTAATCAAGACATCAGCGATTCGCATATTGATAATAATAAAAATATTGAACGTAAAAATATGAAAGATTTAAATTATTTTTATCCACTTTGTATATGTATTAATGATAAATTTGCTGCATATATTCAAAAATGTTATGCATTGGAATATTATGATGAACCTGATTACGACCAATTAATTGCATTATTCCATAGGTAAAACTATTTATCAAAAACAATATAAATAATATATCTTATATATGGTATAGTGAAATACGATGAGTTCCGCTGATAATAGTTTTGTTGGTCAAGTTAAATGGTTTAATAATAAGACTGGATACGGTTTTATTACTGTAAGCAGTGAAGGTGAACATAGCGGCAAGGACATTTTTACTCATTTCTCCGCAATTTCTGTTGGAGATTCCCAATATAAATATCTTGTTCAAGGTGAATATGTTCAATTTGGTATGATTAAGCCCGATAGTGGTTCCCATGAATTCCAAGCTACTAATGTTTCTGGTATTAATAGTGGACGTCTTATGTGCGAAACACGCAACATGAACCAGACCAATCGTCGCCCACGTAAGGATACTACTAATAATAGAAGAAGTCGTCGTCCTGACTCTGAACAAGCTGATTCTTCTGCTGCATAAATATTATATTTCTATACTTTGTAAAATAATTTAAAAAACTTTTTCTATTTATTATAAGATGGATTCTTATAATAAACAATATACCAAAGCTATATATAAAGTTCTTTCTGCTATACGAGATGGAAATAATATTATAATTTGTGGTCCTCAAAATAGTGGAAAAACACACATTCATACTACTATTTCTAAATTTTTAAAAGAAAAAAATTATTATTCTTATGATAGTATGCAAGGGTTTAATAGTTTTAATCAACTTCATGGAAGAACATTCTATACTGATAAATTTTGGATTGAAGAAAATGATAAAACTAAATTAAGTGATATATTAGATAATTATGAATATATTGAAACTAAACTTACATATTCTGATTTATGAACCCCAATCTACATTATCTGGCGTTGAATATAATGGTTTATACCACATAACTCCATTACAAATTGATGTTATATCTAACCACATCAAAATGATATTATTATTATAAAAAATTGATTAAATATATTTTTATTATAAAATATATATAAATTATGGAAAATAACCAAATATTAACCAATACCATATACACGAATACTGATGTAAATATTGTTCGTGAACAAGGTTTAGATAAATTTTATACGATTCCCTCATATTCTAAAAAATGTATTGATACTGTATTTAATTTATATGATAATTGGGACCTAATTATTGAACCAAGTGCTGGTAATGGTAGTTTTCTTACACAATTACCCAAATCTAATACTATAGGTATAGATATTTCTCCAGAACACCCTGACATTATAAAAAAAGATTTCTTTGAATATTCTCCACCTGATAGAAATAATAAAATATTAACAATAGGTAATCCTCCTTTTGGCAAAGTTAGTTCGATGGCTATTAAATTCTTTAATCATGCCGCACAATGGGCTGATGTTATTGCTTTTATTGTACCAAGAACTTTTAGAAAAATTAGTGTTCAAAATAAACTGAATCCTTATTTTCATTTAATCTATGATGAAGATACTCCAACAAATCCTTGTAGTTTTTCGCCATCAATGTCTGTAAAATGTTGCTTTCAAATTTGGGAAAAAAAAGAAGAACCCAGAATTATTAAATCATTACCTACTAACCATTCAGATTGGACATTTATACCATTTGGACCGATTGATGATAAGGGACAGCCTACTCCACCTGATGGAGCTGATTTTGCAATGAGAGCATATGGTGGTAAAATAGGCGAAATCATTACTGAAAATTTACATACATTAAGACCTAAAAGTTGGCATTGGATTAAATCTAATATTGGAGTAAAAAAACTGATTAATAATTTTAATCAATTAGATTATTCTAACAGCCTAAATACAGCAAGGCAAAATTCTATGGGTAAAGCGGAATTAGTTAACTTATACACCAATGTCTTTAATCCTAAAATTTAATAATTCTTTCCAGCATTTATCACCAGGTTTTGGTCTAATTGCATATTCCTTATCATTTGTAGTATCATCTAAATCTGTTTGGGTAATAACACCCAATTTTTTCTTTGTTCCATGTGCATATCCGCCATGATTTAATATTACTTTTTTTAAATCTGCTTTATTTAACTTGAAAATATATAACTCTCCTAATGTATCTACATTACTTTCATCTATATGGTAAGCTGTTAGTATGTAAGAACATTTATGATTCATTCTTAATTGAACATAATTAAATTTATTATTATTTTCTCCACCAGTGGATACCTTAATCTCTAAATTTTCATCTCTATGTTGCAAATCCCCTATGCATAAAGAAGCACTGTTTTTAGTCATACAATATTTTTCTTTTATATAATTTTCGATTAATGGTCCTGATATTTGTCCCGATAATTTATTTACCTTACAGTATATATGTGCTGATTTTAAATCTCCCACTTTCATTATTTCTTTATTATGGTCTAATTTTGATAATTCTAAAACTTGTTTCAGTTTTAAACGCTTATCATTTACGTCATTCTCCTCAATAGTATTAATAATACCATTTAATATGTTTTGAAACTCCATTATACTTTATTAAATATTAATTTTTATATAGTAATATTTAATATTATCAATTTTATGCATTTTTGTGAAATTATTTTTTCTTTGGACAAGTTCCTTTCTTTATGAAATATGAATATCCATAGTTTTCCCAGTTATCCAACACATTATGTATTTCTACATATATTGCATTAAAACTTTTATTTAAATATGGCTCGGGTTCTTCGTATGTATAATCTTTCCATATTTCAGGATGGTCATCTCTTTTTGTTTTTTTAATTCTTTGTTTCATTATTTTATATACTTTTTCAAATTCTTCTTTACACCCTTGAAGATTTAAAATGGGACAAATTTTGAGTTTGTTTTTTCTAATTTTATTATAGAAATGACACATAAAAGCGAAGATTATAAAATTTCTGCTGTTAAATATTACCTTAATAATAAAGATAATATTAGAAAAACCTGTAAAATTTTTGATTGTAAGAAATCTACATTACAAAGATGGATACATAGATACAAAACCACTAAAAATATTACAAGAAGAAACCGAAAATCTGTATCTTACAAAATTACAAAACCACAAGTTAAAAGTGCGTTAGAATTATTAAAGAACAATGAACAATTTACTATGAATGAATTGGTTATTGATATGAAAAAGAAATACCCAACTTTTGATATTACTCCTCAACATTTAGGGCAGATTATTAGAGATAATAATAAGACAAGAAAAAGAACAAGACACGAGCATTTCCCAAAAGAAAGATACAAGAAACCTATTGATAAAGCAACTGAAATGAATAATTTTTTCACAGAAGTTCGTAAATTCCCAATCAATAAAATTATTTGTTTAGATGAAACAAGCGTAGGTTCTGCATTGAAACCAACTTATAGCAGATGTAATTTAGGTAAGCGTTGTATAATAAAAACATCTAATCAATTTATATTCCGTAAATTTACATTATTAGTAGCAATCAATAATTCAAAGTGTGTTGGTAAAGAAATGTATGAAAAGGGTGGTATGTCAAAAGAAAGATTATTAGAATTTTTAGAGAAGCATATTTTTCCAAATTATAAAGACCATCTTATTATATTAGATAATGCTGGAAGTCATAATAACGAATTAATAAAAAGTGCTATTACAAAAAGTGGAAATAAATACTTATTTGCTGTTCCTTATACACCTCGTAGCAATTTACCAATAGAAGCATATTTTAATCAAATAAAAAATACTTTGAAAAAAGATAGAAATGTTGAAAATTACCAACAATTAGAAAATAATGTAAATAAAGCAATTAGAAAGGTAAAACCTGAAAATTATAAGAATTATTTTGAATATGCTTATAACTTGAAGGAAGGTATGGAAATAAAAAGAAAACCATCTACAAGAAGACGAAAATTAAAAAATTATAAATAATATACTTAAAATTTACATAGTATAAGTATATAGTGAATATGAGATTAAAAAGTGAATTATATAAAAAAGAACAAGATGAAATCGTGGAGAAAATTATAACTATTTTAGATTTGGAAAATAAGAATACTTACACTTTGTATGAATTAGATAATAATGAAGAAATCCAAAAGCAAATCATGGAACTAATACCTGAAATAAGAAAATGGTTTTCGTTTAATAATATGAAAGCAGTTGGAGAACCAAATAAAATAAAAAGACCTTGGTTGTCAATAATAAAAAATTTAATAAAGTCAAAATATAATATGAGCAGTTTAGATTATCATTTTACAGAAAAGGGCAAACATATTAGAACACAAATGTATAATTTTACTAAATTTTAGATAGGAATAATATCACTAATAGATAATAATAATTCACTTGAAGGCATACCAATTGATGTTTGAAGACATTTATGTTTATGATAAATTTCACTTGTTGTATTTATTTTACCAATAATTTCAACATTTCTAAAAATGGCATACATATTCTCAAAACAAAAGTTTTCATTAATATATTTTGTAAATTGTTTATTATTATCTTCAAAATATTTACTTGAAAATACTAATTCAACACTATTATTACAATTAGCACAACCAAAACTAATGGGAGTATGAATACTACATATTTTATTTCTCAAAATAATTACATCATTTATTTTGTCCTTAATTGGATTACTTGTAATTTTTAATACTAATGCCTCTTTGTATTGTCTATCATAAAGAAGCACAATATCATTTTCTTTTATATCGTTCAGAAATTTTTTTGCTTGCCAACACATTCCATCATATGAATAAATGCCCTCTTCAATTTGTAGTAATAAATTTTGCCTATGTCCGCTGGGACATATTAATTTTTTAGTCATTTTTATAGTTTCAAACACTTTTTGATGTTTTTGCCATTGATTATTTCGCATAGCACATTTGACTTTAAGATGAGTTGTCATATTATTATTTATGAGATTGATTATTATTATATTTTATAATCAATTTTTTAATCAATTTTTTAATTTATTATATTTAGCGAAAAATACTTAAAATAAAATCTTTAGGAATAATATAGAATGTCTATAAAAGAAAAACCGCCTGACGACTTTTTCAAAGGAATTAAGATTTCCTTGAAAAGTGTCTTGAAACATCCTGATGTAAATTTACCAAAAATTACAAATGCTGTTATTAAGTGTAATAAAATTGTTATTCAAACATTAATGTTTATGAAACTTTTTTTATTAGACCATTATGAGAAGCATAATAGATTACCAATTATTAACGATGAATTCATTAATTCTTCTATGAAAATTTTATGTAATGAAAAAGCATCTGGAAGACCTCCAAAACAAGAAATTAAAGAACTCAAAGAAAAACTCTCCGCATTTTACAAAAGCGATTTTCAACCACTTATTCAAAATGAAGAATTAGATTATACTCATATGAATACCATTTTGGATTATCTTACAATTGATATTCTTACTATGTATGAGAATAATATTAAATTCCATTATGTAGAATATGTTGAACGATATGTGAATGTGGTTTGGAAAAAGAATTTTATTGTAAGTAAAATAAGAAAACTCAATATAACGCAAAAAGAAAAGGAACAGCAAGTAAGTAATCTTTGTAGTCAATTAAGAAAAATTAAAACAGATTTGTTGAATATTGAAAATACAAATTACAAATCTCATTCTATGTATCATACATGGATTAACCGACAAAAACTAATGATTACACCAAATAAATCAACTTATAAAAAGAATAATATTGTTTATGACTTGATGTGTAGTCCTATGGACTATTTTCCTTGTATGATTAATATGATGAAACAAGTTGAAAAAGAAGAACAAACAATCAGTAATGTGTTTCCTATGAGAAGTGAAGTTATACCAAAACATATAAGATTAGATACAACAACATTAGTTCATTTGCTTATGACAAAGAAACAAGGTAATAAAAGTGATTATCTAACCAAAGGAAATCTAAAACGCAAAGAAGATAAAATATGGGAATTCTTTTTTAGAACTGAAAGAAAAATGTTTCATAAAAAATATTATGAATTTCATCACATGATAGAAACGGATGGTGTTAGTTGTTCTTTGCTATTATTGCGTAAAGATTTAATTGGAAAGAAATTACCTATGATGAAAAAAGGTTTATCAACCGAAACTTATATTGATGAATTAACAGAATATTCACAATTACAAAATAAAAAGATTGTAGCAATAGACCCGGGTAAGTGTGATTTAATTTATTGCGTAGATGATGATAAAAAAGAAGCGAATAAGTTTCGTTATTCACAAGACCAACGAAGAAAAGAAACCAAGAAAAAGAAGTATTCAAAAATTCAATTGGAACTGAAAAAAGAAAAGATAAATGGTAAAACAATTATAGAATGGGAAACTGAATTATCAAAGTTAAATAGAAAATCACTTAACATTCAAAAATTCAAAGGATATATCCAAAAGAAGAGTGAAATAAATGGCGTTTTATTCAAGTTTTATGAAACCTATATTTTTAGAAAATTACGCTTACAAAGTTATAGAAATACCAAGAAAAGCGAACAAAAAATGATTAACCAATTTAAGAAAGTATTTGGTAATGAAAAAGATGTAGTTGTTTGTTTTGGCGATTACGAACAAAAGCAACACATGAAATTCAAAGAAGCAACCAAAGGTAAAGGAATGCGAACCTTATTTAGAAAAGCAGGATTTCAAACTTATTTGGTAGATGAATTTAGAACGAGTTGTATGTGTTCTAATTGTGAAATAGGTATTTGTAAAAAGACGATGGTTAGAAAAAATCCAAAACCATATAGAACTGGAAACATAATTGTTCATGGACTGATTTGTTGTAAGAACGGATGCGGTTATTGGAACAGAGATGTGAATGGTGCTACAAATATTTATAAGATTGCTTATAATGCTATAAATAATAAAGAAAGACCAAATTATTTATCAAGAAGAAACAATTTATCAACTGGTTTAGACGAACCAGTAAAACCAAAATTTACATGCTCTGTGAAGGGCAAACCTTGTTAATTTTTATGGGATTTTGTCCCATTTTAAATCTTCAAGGGTGTAAAGTAATCACGACTTAATATATTTCTATACATCTTTACCATTTCCTTTTGACGTTTTTTCATATCTTTATCAATAGGTTTATTCAAATACTTTAATAATGTATAACTTTGACATAATGTATCATTTACATTGATATTCAGGTCTTGAATACCTTCAGTTAAGCTGCACCATTGTATAGTTTCTCCATTTTTCCCTTTTTTTTCTAATACATGATGGTCTGAATTATTGAAACCTTCGCCACCATCTTCTACTACAAACTTCCAATCTCGTGGTGCATATGTTTCTTTAATGATTTCACGAATTGTTTCATCTCCAAAAATTTGATTTATATACGTATAATGATCATTTCCAAATAATCCTAAAGAATTTTTAGTGCAACTATTCATTGATATATAATAATACTAATATTTTATGTCTATATCATTATGTATTATGGTTGGACAAAATTTTAATATAATTAAATATTCTTATCTACCAATATATGCTTTGATAAATTTCTCATTACTTTATTATCCAATTTTATATGTTCTTCCCCTACATCACCTAATATGTTTTGAATCATTTTTAACGAAAATTCGAATGTTGATGAATTCATATCATCACTCGCTGGGTGTTTCTCACGCCATAATGGGAACTGATATTGGTTGTGCTTCGCTACTATCTTCACCATATTACGTAATTGTGTATTATCTGGCGTATCCTTATTCCATTCATCATTATCTTTTATATACATCGTTTCTCGTTTTAAATCGGTGCAATGCAATGGACGCTTCGTTACATCCAGGTCTTTAATACGAGATAAAATCATGTTTGTCATACCATTTACATAACCATTTCTACCAATATATTCTATATCATTGAAATTTACATCTAAATTCTCTATAAATTCTGACATATTCATAGCATCTTTGCAAGTATTATTTAAAAAGAAATTTAAGTTGAACT